AAATCATAATTTTTTTTATAAAAAATTTGTGGTATACTATACAGTACTTTATAAATTTTAAAGTTCTTATGTTATTTTTGTGGAAAGGTACTAAAATTAAATGTCTGATCTATTCTCTTTTCGTCTCCTAGAAGATTTTGTTAACAAATATAAAGATGTAGAGCCTCCTTTTGGCTTTATTGATGCAGGAAATAATTCCCTTGGTGAGATTACTTTCATACGCACCTATTCTAGAATAAAAGAAAATGGACAAAAAGAGCGCTGGTACGAGGTTTGTAAGCGGGTAATTGAAGGAATGTACTCAGTACAGAAGAATCACGCCAAAGAGAACCGTTTACCTTGGAATGACAATAAAGCACAGAAGTCTGCTCAAGAGGCCTACGAACGCATGTTTAGCCTTAAATGGACCCCTCCTGGACGTGGCCTATGGGCATTTGGTACCCCTATGACCATGGAGCGAAAAAACTCTGCTGCCCTACAGAATTGTGCGATGGTATCAACAAGAGACATTGATCGTAATGATCCAGGTGCATTATTTGGTTGGGTAATGGATGCCTTAATGTTAGGTGTGGGTGTAGGGTTTGATACTTTGGGTCAGGATAAGGGGTTTGAGATTTACTCAAACTCTCCTGAACAAATTACGTACAAGATTCCAGATACTCGTGAGGGCTGGGTAGAGTCTGTAAGACTTATTCTTAATTCATATTTGAAACCAAATCAAGCAAAAATATTATTTGATTACTCTGATATTAGACCATTAGGTGCTCCAATTAAAGGGTTTGGTGGCACCGCTTCAGGACCAGAACCACTTATTAAGTTACACAAAACACTTAATAAAGTTATTGGAACTAGGGCTGGAGAAAAATTGGATAGTCGTGCAATTGTAGACATTGTTAATCTTATTGGCACCTGTGTGGTCGCTGGCAATGTTCGTCGTTCTGCAACACTTGCTCTTGGCGGTTATGAAGATAAAGATTTCATGAACTTAAAAAATCCAGAAATATTTGCAGAGCGTAACTCGTATGATCCACAAAGTCCAGGATGGGCATGGATGAGTAACAATTCTGTTGCAGCAGAAGTTGGAACAAAATACGAAGATTATGTAGATTTAATCTCTAATAATGGAGAGCCAGGATTTATTTGGTTAGATGTTGCTCGTAATTTTGGTCGCCTGGCAGACCCTGCAGATAGCAAAGACTATCGTGTTATGGGCTTTAATCCTTGTGCAGAACAGCCATTAGAATCTTACGAACTTTGTACTTTAGTAGAGGTTCATTTAAATAGACATACAGACAAAGAAGATTTTTTACGCACACTTAAGTTTGCTTATTTATATGGTAAGACTGTGACTTTGGTGCCAACACATTGGCAAATTACAAATGGCATTATGCAACGTAATCGTAGGATTGGAACATCTCTAACTGGCATTGCATCTTTTTCTGATGAGAATGGTTTACCAACTGTTCGTGATTGGATGGACGAAGGCTACAAAACAATTCGTAAATATGATCATGCATATTCTGAGTGGCTGTGCGTTCGTGAATCAATTCGTGTAACCACAGTAAAGCCATCAGGCTCTGTTTCTTTATTGTCTGGTGCAACCCCTGGGGTTCATTGGGGTCCAGGAGGAAACTATTTTCTTCGTGCCATTAGATTTGGAAATACAGATCCAATGATTCATTTATTTAAAGCAGCAGGATATAAAATGGAAAATGACGTAGTATCTGCTAATACAACTGTTGTTTATTTTCCAGTCCACTCAGGACATCCTAGATCTGAAAAAGACGTAACCTTGTTTGAAAAAATTGGTCTTGCTGCTACAACTCAAAAATATTGGTCTGATAACGGAGTTTCTGTAACATTGTCATTTGATAAAGATACAGAGACAAAACATATTGCACCAGCGCTTCATATGTATGAGGGTCAACTAAAGGCTGTTTCATTTTTGCCAATGGGAAATACAACATATCCTCAACAACCGTATACTCAAATTACAAAAGAAGAATACGATGCACACATTGGCAACATTAAAAAGATTGATTGGTCTGCAATTTACGATGGTATTGACAACCTTGAGGCACTTGGTGAGGCATACTGTACAACAGATGTGTGCGAGATAAAAACTGCATAAATGCTATAATTGACGGTAAGGAGTAATATGTCTAACCCATCAAATTTATATGCAGAAAAGGTATACTCAGAACATCCTACTATATTGTGGGCGTTAGACGACACTGCTGACTATCTGAGCCTTATAACAGAGGAACAAAGAGCATTTACCAGTTGGACTAAAACCAATGTAGATTCTTTTGCTTCTACTAGCGCCCCTCTAACTGAGCCTTTTACAGATAGCACTGTAAATAAATTAAATTTAGTAATACCAGCAAATACAAGTTTTACCATTATATGCGTAAGTGAAGATCTTATAAATTTTTCTACTTTAGATTCAGATCTTGGAACTTTTGCAGTAGGTGCATACTTTTTTGACTCTACCGCAGTTCTCAGTTCGGTATCAATAGGATATCAATATACAGACACAACAACATCTTCTGACGTTGAAAATTTAAATACCTTTGATACGTCATTAAATGCTAGATGGGGATTTGTTTCTGGCACGTTTGAAATTCCAAATGAAAATACAACAATGAGAGCAATCATTAAAGCAACATTTAATGGAGGAGCATCAACCTCATCAGAAGCATTTTATGTAAACGGTGTAACAGTAGGTCAATGGTCAGAAGAGCATAACAATATATCTTTGGGTGCACAAAGTTTATCAATTACATCTTCAATTGCAATTGCAGCAACAAGCGGTATAGAAGCAGAAGCATATGGTTTAGGTGGAGATCACGGATATTACTTAATGAATAATAACTCACTTGTTGCAAGAAACTCTGGTGTTCCAATGGTATATGGTGCCAGTGGTTCTACCATACTAAGACCCAATGCTTCTGGAGAGCCATCTTTAATAATTCCAGGCAAAGGATTTTTAAACGAAGATGGACAATACAAAGATTATACAGTTGAGTTTTGGACTAGAATAAATTCTGATGCGGTAGAACCAAAAAGAATATTTGGACCAATAGCCTCATTAGATGGTTTATACGTAGAGGGTGGATTCTTAACACTTGTAATAGGTAAAGTTTTTGGTTCTCATTTTGTTGGTGAATGGTTTAGGCCTATGTTAATTCACATAAGAATAATTAGAAATAATGCAACAGTTTTAGTTAATGGCGAAGAAGTAATAAATTTAAATATTGAAACAGACAACTTAGTGTTACCAGAAATACTAGATGGCTCAGACGAACAAGATTGGCTAGGATTTTACGCCTATTCCGATGTAACTCCTATAGAAATAGATTGTGTCGCCATCTATCCATATCAAGTTGCAATACCAGTAGCAAAACGCAGATGGGTTTATGGTCAAGGTGTTTTGTCTCCAGAAGGAATTGATTCTGCATATGGAGGAAGTTCTGCGTTCATAGACTATGGTTTTGCAGACTATACAGCAAATTATACATATCCAAATTTTGCAAATTGGAACCAAGGTTCATTTGACAACTTGATAACAGCAGCAACTCACATCGGCACTCCAGAATATCAATTACCAGTAATTTTTATAGAGGAAGAAGAGATACAAGATTTATACGATGATAATCAAGAAATCCAAGATGAAGATAATAAATTTATAACATTTAGACCAACAACCAGTTGGAACTCTGTTCATGCTTATTATAATTTTACAAATTTTAATGTTTTAAATGAGGAAGTAAAAGCGGTATATGGAGTATTTAGTCATGACGATATTACTTCAATAGATCAAACATTGTTTAAAATATATAACAAAACTAACGGTAATTACTTCAAGGTAACTCAAGACGATGATGATATTGTTTATAGTTTGTATTATAATGGAGCCACTACGTCTTTGTATACTTACTCAGGTATTGATGTAGATGAAATTTTTGCAGCAGGCATAAATATTCCAGATCTTGTTACAAGGTTTGGTGGAAGCGTAGCCTCCTTCTTTGGAAATAGAAATGCTCTTGAATTATATGTTGCTGGAGATACTACCGCTGCTAATACATTTGAGGGACACCTTTACTCCTTTGGTTTGTCTACAGCAGTTAACGCAAAAGAAGCAGAAGATTATTTTGATGATGGTTTTGCAGCAACTACCTCTGGTGAATCACTTATTGCATTTACCGCAAGTTATACCTTGCTACCCTCAGAGGCATATGACACATACTTTTTAGACATAGGAGTTGCTGGATACTGGGAAGATTATTTGCCACTTTCATATTTTGCACAATTTGTTCAAGATAGCAATGCAAATTTATTTTATGAACTTGACTTTTTACAATTTAATATTGGATATCCATCTCCATCGCAACTGCTTGCTGAATCATCAACAAGTGGTTGGACATATGAAGAACTTGCAGAAGATTATGAAACTCCAATTCAAAGAACCTACAATCAACTAGACAACTACTTGTTTACTGGCTGGGAAAATTATACACAAATGAGCGGTCAAACAGAAAAATATTATGAATACAATACAGAAGATGCTGCTATAAGAAGTTATGTAACATTCCAATATATTGAAGACGGAGCCAACGCACCAAGATCTAATTTTACTACCGTAAGAACCGCAAGAGAAGGTTCAATAATTGAGATGTCCAATTTTCAAGACTGGTTAACAACTAAGTTTGAAGTCGTAGACAATACTTTGATTTATCCAGCAAGCGATGTTGATTTTAATGAACTTGCTATTGTAACTCATTTAGATTTTAATATTCGTGGTATTTTAACAAAACCATTAAGACTCAAAAGGCTTGAATTAGCATCTCAAGCATTTAATGATAACTCCTTTAATCCAATTGGAACTAGGTTTGGAATAGATATATTCCCGTATAAAAAGGCAGGAATATATTATGACTATAAATCAAAAAATCCATTTAGCATTTATAAAGGAAGCACTCCGTATTTATATTTAAATAAAACTTCTGGAATTAAAATTCGTGGAGACTACGATCCACTGATTAACAGAGGGTTGTCAGTTCCAATAAATATCAACAGAGCAGATAATTATCGTCTAAGTGCTTTCCAAATGTGGATGAGATATGATGAAAGGCAGTTTCCAGAAACAGCCGTAGAACTTTTTGAAATTAAACATAAATCAAACACTATAAAGTTTTATTTTAAAGCAGATAGCGAGACTGGAGATCGTGCAAGAATATATGCAAAAAATCTTTTAACAGGAGAAGATTACTCTGGAATTTCATATTATTGGAATGGCAGATTAGTAAGAGAGCCAGTTGTTACAAGAAATGAATGGGGAGTCCTTGGAATAGGATTTACTACCGCTTTGAATTTTGATTTATTTTTAGGTGCAATAAATCTTAATGGTCAGTTCACATTTAACAATGTTGCATTTTATCAAGCAAACAATTTACAGCAAATCCAGAGCGTATTAACCAGGCCTTGGCAGCAAGTAATATCTTATGACGGAACAAATTTTGAGTGGGAATATTGGAAAAACTCTGGCAACTGGGAGGGCGTATTAGTTCTAGGGTCTTCAGAACTTTATGGGGTAAATCCTACAGATGTTTATAATACCTACATAGGAACTAATAAGATTATTTTTGATGATGACGAGGGATTGACTGTGGATGCTGACAAGATTAAGGTGTATCAAAATACAACTTGGACTTTAAGGGTAGGCACACCAGTATAATCTGCTATACTTATGGATATGAGTAAGCAAAAAAAACCAAAAATTGGTAACATTAGGCGCAAAGTTATAGAAAAAAACTATGATTGGGGTCTTTATGTATATAAAAAAGCAAATGGAAAGTGGTTTACGGACGGAAATGAGAGCGTATTAAATATTCCAGCAATGCGTGGCGATATCTCTAAAATATCAGAGTTAAAAAAGGCTGCCATGTATTATGGCGACGAAGGGGACGGAGAGTGTATTTTTGTTCCTGGACTAAACAGAGTATCTGAAGAAGCATACTCAGAGATGAAAGATAGAATGAAGCAAGGATTAATTCCAAACGTTAATGATCTTGGAGCAGTTTATGATGCTCAAAAAACTTTAAAAAGACATGGAAAAGAGGCTTACGAAAGTGAATGAAAATTTTGATTTTATACAGGCTAGTTTAAATACGCAAGATAAAGAGGTTAGTCAATTTGCATATTCTGACCCATTTGCAAAATCATGGGACGAGTTAAAGGGTTTGTCTGGCATAGATAACAATTTCCGTCGTAGAACTACAAGAAATCTTACTAAGGTTTTAGTAAATAATCCAGGCTATCTTGATTCTGCAAATGCATCACCAACAGGAGACAACGCTGGATCTAAACAAATCAATCCTGGCACGGTATATAGAAATGGCTACGGACTATTTGACGTAATTACTCCTCCATATAACATGTATGAATTTGCTAATTTTTATGATACAAATTTTGCTAACCATGCTGCTATTGACGCTAAGGTAGAAAATGTTGTTGGTTTGGGATATAGGTTTGATATTACAGATCGCACAATGTTAAGTTTTGAGATGAGCGATGATGAAGGCAAGGTTGGTAGAGCAAGAAATAGAATTGAAAGAGCGAAAATATTGCTTCGTGATTGGCTTGAGTCCTTAAATGATGATGACTCATTTACCACTACCATGGAGAAAATTTACACAGATTTACAAGCAACAGGTAATGGATTTTTAGAGATAGGTCGTAAAGTAAATGGCGAGATTGGATATGCTGGTCATATACCAGCAACCACAGTTCGTGTTCGTCGTTTAAAAGATGGCTATCTTCAAATCATTGGTAACAAAATCGTATATTTTAGAAATTTTGAGGCAAAGAATCAAAACCCAGTTACAGAAGATGCAAGACCAAATGAGATTATTCATCTCAAACAATACT